TGCGGGTGATCTGTCAATCCACATCGAGCCGGGTGAGGATGAGGACACCTTTGGGGCCAACCTTGCCGAGGACATGGACGAGGGTGAACTCTCTACGCTGGCAGGCGAGCTTGCAGAGGACATCAAGAACGACCTTGGCTCACGCAGTGAGTGGGAGAAGTCCTACGTGCAGGGCTTAAAGCTGCTGGGCTTGCAGTACGAGGAGAGGACGGAGCCGTGGGATGGCGCGTGCGGCGTGTTCCACCCGATGATTACGGAAGCCGTAGTTAGATTTCAAAGTGAAAGCATAACAGAGACGTTCCCTGCGCAGGGGCCGGTCAAGACCAAGATTCTGGGCAAGCAGACGCCTGAGAAAAACGAGGCCGCTGACCGCGTTCAGGACGACATGAACTACGAGCTCACGGAAGTTATGCGCGAGTTTAGGCCTGAGCATGAGCGCATGCTCTGGAGTCTTCCGGCCACAGGCTCGGCGTTCAAGAAAGTGTACTACGACCCCAACCTTGGTCGTCAAGTGAGTATGTTCATACCGGCAGAAGACATCATCCTGCCCTATGGAGCCACTGATCTGGACACCTGCTACCGGGTGACACACACATTAAGAAAGACAAAGTCCGAAATCGTCAAGCTCCAGCAGGCTGGCTTCTACCGGGACATCGAGTTGCCCGACCCAGACAAGAGCAAAACCGACATCCAGCAGGCAAAAGACAAGGAAACTGGGTTTTCGGACCTCAACGACGACAGATACACCCTCTATGAGAGCCATGTTGACCTTGTAATTGCCTCAGACCCCCACACGGAGTGTGGCGAAGACGGAGAACCGCTGGGCATCACGCTGCCGTACGTGGTGACGGTGCTAAAAGGCACCAACGATGTGCTGGCCATCCGCAGAAACTGGACGCCGGACGACGACTTGTGCCTAAAACGGCAGCATTTTGTGCACTACCAGTACATTCCGGGCTTCGGAGCGTACGGGTTCGGGCTGTTTCACCTGATCGGGGGCTATGCCAAGAGCGCAACGAGCATCATGCGCCAGTTGGTGGACGCTGGCACGCTGTCTAACCTGCCCGGAGGGCTTAAAACTCGGGGCCTGCGGATCAAAGGGGACGACACACCCATCGCTCCGGGCGAGTTCAGGGACGTAGACATCTCCTCGGGGGCGCTGCGGGACAACATCCTGCCCCTGCCGTACAAGGAGCCCAGCGCCGTGCTGGCCGCTCTCATGGACAAGATCGTCGAGGAAGGCCGCAGGTTCGCCGCTACGGCGGATATGAAGGTCAGCGACATGTCGGCGCAGGCTCCGGTGGGCACCACACTGGCCCTGCTGGAGCGCCAGCTTAAAGTGATGACGGCTGTCTCGGCGCGGCTGCACTTTTCGTTCAAGCAGGAGCTAAAGCTGCTTGCGGGCCTAATCCGCGACTACACGGACGACGACTATGACTACGACCCGGTCGATGCACCACGTAAAGCGAAAAAGGCCGACTACAGCCACGTAGAGATTATCCCGGTCAGTGACCCAAACGCGGCCACCATGAGCCAACGGGTCGTCCAGTACCAAGCCGTCATTCAGATGGCGCAGATGGCACCGGACATTTACGACCTGCCCAAGCTGCACAGGGGCATGCTGGAGGTGCTGGGGATCAAGAACGCCGCAGAGCTCGTGCCGCTGCCCGACGACCAGAAACCCAAAGACCCGGTCTCGGAGAACATGGCTGCGCTCAAGGGCGAGCCGCTCAAGGCGTTCCAGTACCAAGACCATCAGGCCCACATTCAGGTGCACATGTCTGCCATGCAGGACCCCATCGTCATGCAGCTTGTGGGGCAGAATCCCAGAGCGCCGCAGATTCAGGCTGCCATGATGGCCCACATTGCCGAGCACGTTGGGTTTGCATACAGGCAGAAGATCGAGCAGCAGCTTGGCATGCCGCTGCCGCCCGAGGACGAGAAGCTGCCGCCTGAGATTGAGTTGCAGCTATCGGCCATGATGGCCCAAGCGGCCCAGCAGGTGCTCCAGCAAAGTCAGGCGCAGGCTGCGCAGCAGCAAGCCCAGCAACAAGCGCAAGACCCGGTGCTTCAGTTGCAGCAGCAAGAGGTCGCCATCCGCAAGCAAGAAGCGCAGACAAAGGCGATGAAAGCGCAGGCGGACATCGAGCTTGCCAAGGAGAAACTCAAACAAGACGCCGCAGAAAGCGTGGCAAAAATTCAGGCCGAGCGGCAACGAACCGCTGCCACAGTGCTTGCGGACCAATACAAGGCGGCTAAACAACGCGACCTTGACGCGCTCAAGACCGCTGCACAGATGCGGTCACAAAGAGAACAACGACCAAAGGAGAAACCACCTAAATGATCCAAGATTTCGCACGCGTACTGCGCGAGAAGTTACGCACCGACATGAACAACTACACCGATGACTTGGCCGGTGGAGCATGTCGCTCATTTGACGAATACCAAAAACTCTGCGGCGTTATTCAAGGTCTAGCCGTTGCAGAGCGTCATCTCCTTGACCTTGCAAAGAAAGTTGAAGAAGCCAATGAGTGAACTCATATTGCCTCCCGGCGTGTCTATGCCGCCCAAAATCCAGCCCAAGGAAGCTCCTGAAAAGGATGCGCCTCCAGAGGAAAAAGCCACGAGCTTGCCTCTGCCGACCGGCTGGAAACTGCTGTGTATCGTGCCCGATGTGTCTGAAAAGCTCGACGGCACGGAACTGGACTTGGTCAAACCAACGTCCATCCTGAAACAGGAAGAACACGCCACCACGGTGCTGTTCGTCTTGAAAGTTGGCCCCGATGCGTACAAAGACCAAGCGAAGTTTCCCAACGGCGCGTGGTGCAAAGAGGGTGACTTTATCTTGGTGCGGACGTACTCGGGTACGCGTTTCAAGATTTTTGGCAAGGAGTTCCGTCTGATCAATGACGATCAGGTGGACGCAGTAGTGCAAGACCCCCGTGGGATTACCCGCGCATAAGGAGCAATCATGGCAAACAGCGAATTTAAATTCCCCGACGAGGTGGAAAACAAGGAGCCTGATATTGAAGTCAGGACCGAAGCAGAGGCAGATGTTGAGATTGACATCGTTGACGACACCCCCGAGCGTGACCGAGGGCGTAAACCGCTGGAGCGGGAAGTCAACGACCCCACCGACGAAGAACTGGATACATATACAGAAGGCGTCAAAAAGCGCCTGAAAGAGCTTACCCATGCCCGGCACGACGAACGCAGGGCCAAGGAAGCTCTAGCCCGGGAAAAAGCTGAGCTTGAGCGGCTGGCACAGGCAATGGTTGAGGAGAATAAACGCCTCAAACAGTTTGTCCAATCGGGTACTGAGCAGTATGTGACGATGGCCAATCAGGCGGCGGAAGCCAAGCTTGAGAAGGCCCGCCGGGACCTCAAAGCCGCGCAGGAGGCGTTTGACACAGACGCCATCATTGCCGCGCAGGAGGCGCTGGCTGAAGCCAAGTGGGAGTCGCAAAATACCAAAAATATGCGTGCACCCACTTTACAACCGCCGCAAGAAGATGTACAAAGCCAACAACCGCAACCCCAACAGGTGCGGGCCGACGAGAAAACACTGCGCTGGCAGGCAAAAAACCAGTGGTTCGGCTCCCCCGGGTTTGAGGAGATCACCAGCTACGCACTAGGGCTGCATCAAAAGCTAGTCAACAACGGGGTGGACCCCCGCACTGATGAGTATTTCGAGCAGATTGACGCTCGCGTGAAGTCCAAGTTTCCCGAGATTTTCGGGGGCGAAGACGACAAGCCACGGTCGCAAGCAGCGGCTCCGGCTAGAAAACCTGCATCCGTTGTGGCTCCTGCCAGTCGTTCGACCGGCAAGAGGCGAATTGAACTTACACCGTCGCAAGCCGCGTTGGTCAAGAAGTTCAACCTCGACCCGCAAATGTATGCAAAGGAAATTTTGAAACTGGAGAACCAAAATGGCTGAATTGCAAGACCGCACCCCTCGTGATTTGAAGTCACGCGAAAAATCTGCTCGTGCCGTATACGTACCGCCGAGCAACCTGCCCGATCCGACGCCTGAACCGGGATGGGTCTACCACTGGGTAGCCACTCACATTCTGGGCCAGTCGAACCCAACCAACGTGTCTCAAAAGATGCGCGAAGGCTGGGTGCCGGTGAAAGCAGAAGACCATCCTGAACTGATGCTTTTGGGGAATGAGAAGACTGGCAACGTGGAAATTGGCGGACTCATGCTTTGCAAGATGCCCACCGAAAAATTCCGCGCCCGTCAGGATTACTACAACAACCAAGCGCAGGGACAGATGGACTCAGTGGACAACCACTTCATGCGAAACAATGACCCGCGCATGCCGTTGTATTCGGAGAAACGCTCTTCGACCACACGCGGTGCAGGTTTTGGTTCTGGTTCAAAGTAACAAGGAGTAATTCATGGCATATCCTACCGTCGACAAGACGTACGGATTCAAGGCTATCAATCGTCTTGATGGTCTGCCGTACGCAGGTCAGACTCGTCTGATCCCCATTGCGGCCAGCTACGCTACCGCAATCCTGAATGGTGACACTGTTCAGGTTGACACCACGGGTTTTCTCGTGGCCAAAACCACCAGCAACTCTGGCGATGCCATTGGTGTTCTGGTTGGTTGCCAGTACGTAAACTCGCTCGGCCAGACCGTGCAGTCTCAGTACTACCCCGCCGCCGCTTCGACTTCTACCAATCTGGCTTACGCCTACGTGGTGGATGATCCGTTTGCGACTTTCAAGGTTGTTGCTGCTGCAAGCTCGACCAGTACCCCCACTGGGTATACCCGCGCTTTGGTTGGCTCCAACGTGGCTATGGCCACTGCGACTGGTTCGACGACCACTGGTGATTCCGCTTACGGCATCAACGGTGCATCGGCTGACACCACCAGCACCTTGCCAATCCGTGTGGTTGATGTTGTGCCGGAAACTTCCTATATCTCTGGTGGTACCACGTACTACTATGAGTTTATTGTGAAGTTCAACCAGCATCAGTATCTCGACACCACTGGCGTCTAATAAGGAGTACTGAAAAATGGCTATTTCACGCGCACAACTGCTCAAAGAACTGCTCCCCGGCTTGAACGCTCTGTTCGGCATGGAGTACGCCCGTTACGGCGAAGAGCACAAGGAAATCTACGAGACCGAGAAATCGGAGCGTAGCTTTGAAGAAGAGACCAAGCTGTCGGGCTTTTCTGCCGCACCTGTCAAGAACGAGGGCTCTGCCATCGCTTACGACAATGCGCAGGAGGCATTTACCGCCCGCTACACCCACGAGACCATTGCTCTGGGCTTCTCGATCACCGAAGAGGCGATTGAGGACAACCTGTACGACAGCCTGTCTGCTCGTTACACCAAAGCTCTGGCCCGTGCGATGGCTTACACCAAGCAGGTTAAGGCTGCAGCCGTTATCAACAACGGCTTCAACGGCGCCTATGCTGGTGGTGACGGCGTCTCGCTGTTTGGCAACAACAGTTCTGGCACCCGTGTGGGGCACCCGCTGGTCTCTGGCGGCGTGAACTACAACAGCCCGACCACTGGCGTTGACCTGAACGAGACTGCTCTGGAAAACGCTGTGATTCAAATCGCTGCGTGGACCGATGAGCGTGGTCTGCTGATCGCTGCCAAGCCTCGTAAGCTGGTGATCCCCCCGAACCTGATGTTCACTGCCAAGCGTCTGCTTGACACCGAGCTGCGGGTTGCAACTGCTGACAACGACATCAACGCGTTGAAGCAGATGGGTGCGATCCCCGAAGGCTACACCGTCAACCACTTCCTGACCGACACCAACGCTTGGTTCCTGACCACTGACGTTCCCAACGGTCTGAAGCA